TTCTGACACTCCTCAAACTTTGACTCTTCCGACATATCGGGTATATAACGAACATCCATTATATAATACCTAGTATATCTATTATCTATGCCCTTTGTTTGAGATGAATCAACTTGCCATATGAAGAAACAAGGTTTATCAAATTCCTGAGCGATTCGTTCTTTATATATTTTATCGGAAAAAGTAGGAAATGCTGTAGCTAGTTTAGTTGCTATTGCACTCTTTATATAGTCACCTGTTATCATTATTGCATCCCTACCCTTCTAATAAATTGATTTAAAGCTGCCTCGTATTTAATTGGTATTACTCTATTAACTTCTGCTATAGGAATAGTAGACATAAATCTTCCTTCTATCCATTTAGGCTTCAACATCATACCAGATCCACAATAGGGTTCGTATATAAACTTATCTCCTGTCCATTTACCTGGTACAAATCTTTTCTTTTGATTATAACCAAATTCTACGAAACTAGCGTATTCTTTATTATTAGTAATATAGATTTCTAAATTATCTCCCACCCTAACGACATCACTTAGAAACCAGTTATTTCTTAATTCTCCAGTATCTACAGGAGTCCTAACTTTAATATCCGCTAAGGCTCTCATGCCTATTTCCAATAGAAAATGATGTAAAAATGCATCATATTGATCTTTGAAATTAGTAACACTTTGTGCTAGTCTTCTAAATTCACTATAATCTAATCCCATTAGGCATCACCCTTTTGTACTAATTCTACCTCTTTATGAGAGGCGTAAACAGAAGGTAATCCGCACTTACCGGTATAGGTAGCTAATACCGATCCATCATCTTGCATTCTATATGCAGTTACGAAATCACCTTTCTGAATATCCACTGATACTGCACAGAATAGCACTATTCTTTGATACTTAATATTAGATGATTGTGATTCATTGTCTGCATTGTCAATAGAGGAAAATGAAATTCTACAAGGTACATCACTATATAGAGGTATTGTTGATAATACTGATTTAGTAGTACTATCAACTTGCAATACCTTCTGATATCTATTTATATCTAGTTTATCATTATATAGGGTTGATATTAATTTTCCTAAACTCGAAAGTTTCATATCATCACCTCAATTTTTTGAATTTATTTAGCTGTGAATAGTAACTTGCAATAATGGTATCTGAATTAGTTCTATCTATATTTATCTCATTTGCGGCACTTCTTAAAGATATAGATGTGTCGCCAATTTTAATGTTTGATATTCTACTAGAATCTATATCTTCTATATCGTCGTTAGTTAGTGGTTTCAATAAATCGTGTGACATATTAGCCCAGGTATAATATAATTCTTCTGGTATATCATCTTCATCATCTAAATTACAATAACTAACAATACACATACCTATCTCATCTATAGCATCTTGACATTGTTCGTCATCGTAAGTGGAACTCACTTTACTTCTTACGATTTCTAATACTGTTTTCATTTAGCTCTTGATAAGGTAGTCTGTATACCTCTAACCACGGGTTTAACTACTATAGGCTCTTCTACAGGCTCTACTACCGGTTCTACAGGCGCTACAACTTCCGCTATATTAGGAGTTACCGGTTCCGCAATAACCTCTTCTACAGGTGTTTCTACAACTTCTGATGCTACTATAGTATCAGGTTTAGCAACAACTGCTTTAGGAGCTCTAGTCTTTACGACAGGTTTCTCCACAACTTCCTCAGGATGAATAAATCCACCTAATTTCTGTACAGCTGCGACATCCTCATCATTAACATCAAATACTTCCATAGAAGGTATTATTTTGTTATTATACTTCACTTGTTTTGCTAGTGACATTTTTACCATATTAATTACCTCCTTTATGCTACTTTTATAGTGTAAACATCCGCCATTCTTTCGAAAGATGGTAATACTATTTCAGATACTGACGTAATTATATTTACAGGTAATGATTCTTTCTTAGTTAAAACAGCGATTCCTGTATTTACAATTGTAACGTCTGCATCAGTATTTCCTGACATAAGATCTGCTTCCTCAGGAGTAGTTCCATACCATGTCTGACCTAGTGTATTTCCAGGTAATAATGTAACATAGTTGTCAGGATAGAATTGTTTGTCTGCTCCTGTTTCATCTTTGTACATCTTGTCATAGATTACGAATGATATTCCCGTTTTTAATGATAAGTATCTGTTTAAATCCATATCTGTTAGTATTAATTTGTCCCCACTTGTTACATTCATATCTTTTCTAATTGAATCATTAGCTGCAAATAAATTCCAAGTAGTAGTTGTCATGATGCCTCTAGTTATAGTAACACCATAATGAACTGCCATATACTTTTTAGCTGTAATTATATCAGCTATTGGATTTGCAGTAGTTGGTGCATCCCATTTGCTAGTAGTTAAGAGTTCTAAATTATTAGTAGCTCTCCATGCTCCAGTTGGATCGAAGTCGTAATCATAATTTACAATTACTCCACTATCATCTGGTGCTTCTATTGCTATCTTACCGTCTATAAGTACAGACATTCTCATTCTTTCACCTTGTACTAATGCACCTTTTACTAGGTTTGTAGCGTCATCGAATATTCTATTGACAACTTCTGTAGCATAAGGATTATTGTTTTGTTCTTGAAACATCAATAATTGTTGTCTATCTTCTTCACCAATTCTCATTGATTCACGGAAGAAAGGCATTCTTGTTGAAATATCACTAATACCAAGTCTTCCTCTGATAGTAGGTTTTGCATCAAATGCTGAAGGCATTAGTGCTATTGGTAATGAATTAAATCCTTTGATCCATTCTAATTTAAGACCCATCTTCTTCTTATCTGGGAATAGTGCTTCTCCAAGGAATGGTATTCTATTAGATTCTAATTCTGTGTAGTATGATGATAATGCCTTACTATTGATTAATTCATATATTGATTTAGCCATATTAGTATTCCTCCTTTTACCTTATATTAGTATACGATATAATTGATTATATCGCCTTCTGTTAGTACATAAGCTGATGAATTTGTATTGATTGTTAAAACATCTCCGCTAAATGTTACCTTAACATCTGACATTATATTATTAGATCTTCGTACTTGAACGATAGCTGCTGCGATTGATGCTGTAAATCCTGTGTCAATAGCCGCCCCAATAGCTGTACCACCTATTAAGTGTTCTTCTGCTACAGGTGCCGAATATACTGCTGTGCCATTACCATTCACTGTTGCTGTAATACCTGTTATTCCAGCTATTACCGCTGTCAATGCTGTGGCTGTGTTTTTAGAGGCATCTAATGCTCCTGTTATATCAGTTCCTAGTGTAACCGTAACTACGCTATCAGCTAATACTGCTGCTAAGCTTCTTGATTCTTGTCCTGCACCTATTTCATCTGTTACGATAACCACGCTAAATAGATTTCCAGCTACTCCAACATTATCGGCAGTAACTGTTATTGCCTTATTAGCTGTACCCGGTGTTATAATCATCGCTGCTTTTTCACCAGTTGCGTCTGCAGCTAATACTGTATAGATTCCAACTTTGGTGTTTTGTCCAACATCGTCTGTTGGATATTCTACTGTCAATTCTGAAAAGTATATATCCTTCATAGCTTGTTGTGCTGCATTTGTTGGTGATACTGGTAGTTTAGCTGTTTTTACGAATCCATGTATTAGACAAGCACAATTTCTATCGCCATCTGTTACATCTTGATCGCTAAATATAATACCTTCTGCTGCGTCATCATTTGTTGGATATATAGTACCCGCTAATACTACTTTTCTTCCTTCTGTAGTAGTTGTTGCTAGTCTGTCAGTTTTTGCTAACTTTATTGATTTACATACATAGTGATCAGGAAATAGTAAAATCTGTTCTCCTGATGTATAAGTATTTGTTATGTGATCCATTGCCATTTTAAATTCCTCCTCCAAAATAATGTTTGTCCGCCTTAGCGGCAACTTCTGATGATCCTATTCTACCGGCAGCAGTTTGCTTGCCAAAAGCTACTGATTCATCCACTTCATGACCTGGCTTACCCTCTGGTGGTTCGTTACCTGCAGGCTTAAATCCTGTAGGTGCAGGTGGTTTTGCATCCGTTGTAAATAGGAATGCTTTTTCTTTTCTTAAATTTTCAAACTGTTCTGCAAATCCTGATTTTATTTCGCCCTTATCGTCCATCTGAATTAATTTAGTATCTAATAATCCAGCAACTAAAGATGCATCATGTACTTTTCCAGCTAGTGATAATTTAATAGCTGTCTGCATTTGAGTAGTCTTCAAATCATCTGTGAATTTTAATGTAGCTGCTGCGTTAGATGTTTCTAATTCTTGTATTTTAGCTTTTAATTCTACTGACTGACCTTCAAATACTTTAAGACTAGCTAATTGAGTATCCCTCTCCGCTAGATTTGTTTTTAGTAACTTACTTTCCTCATTCACTTCGTCAAATCTGTGTTTAGGAATAAAATTACCGTTTAACTCATCTTGGTGTAATTTATATATCTTGCTTATCATTGAGTCTTCAAGACCCAAATCTTTTAGTGCTGTTTTCATATTTTTAATTCCTCCTTCAAATTTCGCTTTTTTACGTGGTAGCGTCCACGAATTTGAAGAGTATATTACTCTACTCTATACTATACACTAATTAATTAATACCCTATTATTATAATCACTTACCAAAGGTGCTCTTCCATTCTGTGTAGTTCATATCCTTTGGTAAGTAGTAGCCCTTTCCGCTAAGGTCTCGAGCCACTCTCGTAGGTAGAGCATTGTCTGCAAAGTATGGTATAGTTGTAGACCTACAATGAGGATGAAGAGGAGGCTGATTAATACCTACTTGAGCATCCTTTATATCAAATACCTTGCCATCCATTTGTCTACAAATCTCACTCGTTCTCATATCTAGTGTAGCTAAATATCTATACTGCTCAACTACTTTGGAATCCTCATAGCTTTGCATAGTTGCCTTATTTGATATATGATTAATCTCAGTCCTCAATAATCTACTAGCCGCACTTTTAGATACTCCTAGTGCCTTAATTACTTGAGGTACTAATTTGCTTGAGTGGTACCCATTTATGAATGCTTGCGGTATTAGTTGTTTTAGTGTCAATATCAACTTTGATTTATCTGTCCAAATTCTATCGCTATAATTAGATTCTAGCCACTTCTCGTTTACTGCTTTATCAACAGCGGTCTTGTTTAGAGTAGTAAAATTAATGCCTACACCTATACTATCAGATATATTATAACTAGTTCTATAATAGGCTTCGGAATATACTGCGGATAATGTATTTGTCATTATTGTTTCCTTATCTCGCTTTAGTATTTCCACCTCTCTCATTACATTAGTTTCAAGCTCTTGTAATCGTGTTACATAAGCCTTTCCAGATAAATAGTTTAGATAGTTAGCATAATCCCTGTCTAGTCCAAATTTTTTCACTTCTTTTAAATATCTATCTAAAGCCTTATTGAAGCTTACCCGCTCGCCGGTAGTTAGTTTTTGCAGTGCATCACTATATGATATTTTATTTTCCTTAGCATATCTACCGTAGAAAGATTGTAACTCTTTTTGGATATTACTTAGGGCTAAATCATAAGCTACCATAATATTCTTCTCGCTTATAAGACCCATTTTCTCACTACTAACTAAAGTGGTTATAGATCTATTTTCCCAATAACTTGCTACCGGCGGTGATATTGTCAATAACTCCTTAATTGGTATTAATTTTTTACTCATTATAACCACTCCTCATTACTTTATTTTTTTATCTCCTATATATACGGCAATTACTTCTTTGTCACCCATTTGTATCTTTTTTACTGCTATTTGACCGAATAGTATCAAGGCTGATTTTACAAACCTCGTTACAATGGCACTTAAGCTGATATTGAAGTACAATACCTTTTCAATTGCTTTTATAACCGTAGCACTTACGCTCATCACTATTTCAATTGACTTATTTGTCTGCTTACTTGCTGTTGCATT